CCCATACTCAATTCCAATCCTATGGCCTTAGTAAACTTTCGCCACTTGTTATACTCTTCAGGAGTTCCTCTCATTAAGAGATCGTCCCCATGAAACAAAGCAGAAATGTCATTAAGACCTTTTTGCTGAGTGTAACAAACAGTGAAAGCATTAGCTAAACATAGAATTGGAAAACTCAAAAGAGAACCCATTAACTGCCCATTAATTTGGTAAGTATCTGGGACACCGGACCAAGAAGGATATTCACACAAGTGGACACCTGATTCCCTTTCTAAGAAAGGTACAATCGGATGGTCACCCAGCGCTTCAACTAACGAAGAAACGGCTGTGCTCATGATGTCTGCGTGCAGACCATCAGTTGCAGATGAATAATCTCCCGAAATCCAGTGGGTACCTTTCGGTACCATCTCTTTCAGTAATTCAGCATAATTTGGTGTTTTACATGGTCGGAAACAAGGATACTCATATAGAGACTTTAACATTGCCTTTTGCAATGGTTTCAATATGTGGTTCTTTGCTGTTCCGATAGTAATTGTTCGAACTTTTAAAGGTTCTGCAATTCCATGTACTTTAACCCGATTATGACCAATATCAGTAGTATCCCATTTGTATGTGAGACTACCGTCATTGACTAAATTCTGAGTATAAGTATTTGTGTTTATCATCGCATTATAAAATTGTGATTTTCTCGTCCATTCCTCAACTAACAATGAGAAGACCCGATCAGCTAACTGATTAGGACAACTTGTTGTGTAGATGGGTGTCATCATTAATGATTGTTTTTGGATCGTGGCTAGTTGCATAGGTTCCTTTAATTTGTGTTCATTTTTAAGAATGGTATATTTACCAGTTTTAAATTGAACCTCATAATGGAATCTACGTGCAATTGCACCATAATCCTCCAACAAGTATTCCATAGCAGAACACTGCTGTGGAACACTTTTATTACTTGAATAGATCAGTAAGGGAGAAGTAAACTTCTTTCCTTTTTCCTTTAGATGTGCCATCGGCAACATATAATCGACTGATGAATTCAATGTAATAAACTCATTAACTGATTCGTCGGTAGTACCTTTCCAGATGCTCTTTTGAAGGAAATCATCTATCAAAACTAAAGGTTGGTCATTATAACCATCCCAATGTTTCATAGATGCATTTCTTGAATAAGATACATCATTGTAAGGTCTTCCCAAGAATTTAGAGAATTTCTTAACAATTTTATTTTGAATTAGTGACTTACCCAGACCAG